CTTTTTCCTCGGCATCAAGATTATCCAGAAGCATTTTCAGAGTTGTTATCTGGTCGTCGAACACATCGATTCGCTCCTGCTGCCGAACTATTTCCGTCGCGGCTTTTCGCTTTTCGAACTCGCAGCGCGCAATCCCGCTTTTGATATATTCACGAATAGAATCCATTTTGGCTGATTCACTCACTTTCCCTCACCTCCAACCTCTATCTTGAGCCGCCTGCCGAGCCAGTCCAGCCCGGCACGGGTCAAGTAGTAGTATGTGTATCGTTCGCTCTGCTTTTTTTCTGCCAGTCCCAAGACGCCTGTCAGCTTGTCAAGCAGCTTGTTTCCGGACAATTTATCGCAGTAGTAGTTGCGATACGGCTTGTAGAACGCTTTTCCATGCCTGTGATAAGGATTGTGGCTATCAAGACCCACCGCATGCTTGCATAATTCCGTCAGCGCCGCAAGGTCTTTTTCGGACAAGTCCATTTCAAGACCCATATCTGTACCCATAGCGCCCAAGTGCTCTGTGTACTCCTCGTCACGTTTCTTGACCCAGTTCCATGGGTGTGTGCAGCCAAGCATACCGTCTTCGTGTTCTATACCATATTTGCCCTCTGCTTCAAAGCAGACATCGTCCTGAGCGATAGGGCATAACGGGCAATTGTCACACCTCATTCCCGCTCACCTCCATCAGTTCCGGGTTTGTCGTACGGATTGTCGTAGATGTTGCCGATTACTTCACATCTGCTTGCAATATGGCTGATTTCAGCGTTCCAACCATCAAATTTGCCCCTAAACTGCGCGTAGTCGCTATCGAAGACCACGATATATTCAATACCGAGGTCGTCAATGACATCTCCCTCAAATATCTTTGTTCCGAGCTTATCTTCCAGCCCGGTGAACTGACCGACGGTGCCGGGGTCAACTTTGTACGCTTCACTGTTGATTATACCATTCGTAAGGCTGTCAAATTTTCCTGTCATGATATAGTGTGTATCAAGTACGCAAACGTAGAAGCCCTTGACCCACTCGCCGTTGTCAATCCGCTTCCCACGAAAAAGTATCTCACGCATTTTTCTTCACCTCTACCTCGTCCAGCGCGGCGATTATCACGCTGGGCGTATTTACGTCCGTAAGCTCCAGGGAGTACGTCCAGCCGCCTTTCGCGTACCGCGTGATAACTCCCGATATCCTGCACCGGGAGGTTATCCCCATGTGCGTGTGCAGGACTACCGCGCCCTGCTCCGCCGCTTTCGTGACTTCTTCGAGTTTCATTCGAGCACCTCGATTTTGATGAATATCCCGGGAATCTGCGCCCAGAACTTTTCGCACAGCTCCGAAGCGACAAGTGCGTCGTCCTTCCAGAATCCGACAGCAGTCATGCAGTCCTTGAGGAGCTTCTGCAAATTATCCGTGTCCGGCTTTGTCGTTCTGTACTCGCCGTCAGCGTGACCCTCTACTGGGAAGCACCACCGTGTTATCAGCCGAACTCCGCAGGTATACGGTTTATCCGGCTTATGCTGTGCCAGGTGCGCCGTGAGCTTCGCGCGGGCTTCCCTGAGTTCCGGAGGGTCGTAGAACACCGGCTTGCCGTTCCTGACGGAAACCTTGTGTTCCTGCGCCGTCACCGTCGGCGGTATCATCGGCAGGAAGAACTGCAATGAGGAATCCTCCAAGGGACACGCATAGAATTTATCGCAGCTAGGCATTGTGCAGCCCTCGCGGTCTGAATCATATGCGCCGCAGTTGTAACATTCATTTACCATATTATTACATTCTCCTTTCTGAGAAAAAAATTTGCTTTGTCAGGACAGGGGAAGGAGTCGTCGTGCGTAAGCTGTCGCACGACTACTTCCCCCCTGACCGGAGGGAAAGGGAAAACCCTATATACGTAGTATATAGATTTTCCTTCCCTCGGAAAAACTCGGTTTTTACCGACTTTTTCCCTCCAAAATGACGGCGGGAAAATCTCGACATTTTCCCTCGCACGGAAAGGGAAATTCTCCGACTTTTTCCTTTTGAGGGAAAGGAAATCATTTCGACTTTTTCCCTGCCTTGCCGTCCTCTACATAGAAGCCGCCGTGTTCTTTCAGACGTGTGCGGACTGTCTTTTCAGTCACTCCCATGTACTCCGCAAGCTCGGATATTCCGACTTCCTTGCCGTCCATACAGCAGAAGTTGAACGCGCTTTCAATAGACTCCTTACGCTCGTCCTTGCGTTCCTTGTCGGACTTTTTCTTGCTGAAATTCCGCTGCCAGGGCTGCGCAGGGGCGTCAAGCTGAATATCTTTCAGCACCCCCGACATGTCTATCCTATGTATCGGATAATCGAACCACACATTCACCGGCGGGAACTTCGGGAACTCTCGCAGAGTGCCCTCGATACGCCACGCGGAACGACTTTCAGCCAGCTTCTCCGCCGCCGATATACTTTCCTCCGCCTGCCGCAGGGAATCCCCCGCAAGCGCATTCCTGACGTGCTCCCGCATTGCCTTGGCCGTAACCATGTCGTCCTGTGAAATGCCGCCTGCCTTGCCGCTGCGGACGAGCAGGTCATAGCAGATATTGCACACCGCCTTGTTCTGCTCCTCCTTAATGAGCGCTTCCGGAAGCCCCAGCTCGATGAGGTCGAGAAGCGCGTCCGGGTCGCGGGCGAACACGCCGGAGCCGGAGGCTCTGTCCATGCTGCGCTTCGCTCCCTGCGCTCCCTTTGAGTGATGGTGGCAGTATATCACCGCGCAGCCAAGCTCCGTGCAGACCTTGTCGAACTGGTTGCAGAAGTGCGCCATCTGGTCGGCGGAATTCTCGTCGCCGGTTATGACTTTATAGATAGGGTCGATGATTATCGCGAGGTAATCTCGCTTTGCGGCGCGGCGTATCAGCTTCGGCGCGAGCTTGTCCATAGGCACCGACTTGCCGCGCAGGTTCCAGATGTCGATGTTCCGGAGGTTCTCCGGCTTCCAGCCGAGCGCGTTGTAGATGTCAGCAAATCTGTGCTCGCAGGAAGCCTTGTCCAGCTCCAGATTGACGTACAGAACACGTCCCTGCGCGACTTTCCAGCCGAGCCACTCCCGACCCTCCGCGATAGCCGCGCACAGCTCTATCAGCGCGAACGACTTGCCCGCCTTCGAGGGTCCCGCGATCAGCATTTTGTGCCCCTGCCGGAGAACTCCACCGATAAGCGGCGGCGCAAGCTCCGGCATGTCGTTCCAGAAATCCGCCGCGTTCTCGAAGCCCGGGAGGTCGTCGTTCACGCCCTCTATCCATTCCCGCCACTCGTTCCAGTTCGCCTTGCCGATGTTCGTATCGACGATGTACTGCCGGTTCTCGCCGCGCTGTACGCCCGGAATCCTCGACAGCCGCGAAGGATTGCGGTTCTGCGTGTCGGGCTGTAAGCCGTTCTTCTGGCATATCTGGTAGAGGAAATCCACCCGGCGGCGGTACTCCTCGTAGTTCTCCGCGTCGATTCGGACGATAGCGTGCAGGCTCTTTTTGCCGCTGTAGACCAGCGCCGCGACCGGAAGCTCCAGCTCGCGGATAATAGCGTTCTGCTGTTCGATGTCGACGTTGTCGCTCTCCACCAGGGCGTAGCGGAACTCCGTTACGTTCTCGTTCTTGATACCCCTGCCGTCCAGCGGGTTGAAGCGTATCCACGCCCCCGCGCGCGGGTTGTAGTCCCCGAGGACAGCGCCGACGTCGCCTCCGCATTTCGACAGGTGCGCGATGAGCTGACCCGCCGTGCGGTCGTAGGCGCCCTTGTTCGCGGGAATGAACCTGCCGTCCTTTTCGTAGCTCTGCATGACGTAGCCGACCTT